GTGTCAGATTGTGATATTGGAAAACAGAAAAAATGGAGAAGATGTTATCATTGATGGTAATCATACTATTAGGGGTATTGCTAAGTCAAAACATGGGAAACGTACTTTTACACATCGTATTCCAGAAGAAATACACAAACCATTTAGGGATCAAGAAATAGTAGTAGTTGCTGGTCTTTTAAATCCACAAAAGGAATTCCAAGAAGACCCGATCAGTCCTATTGACACCGTAGAAAAAATTCTCATGGGTGAAATAGAAAATGGTGTTCCTATAGAGGATGACTCTCTTCGGGATATCACAAAAGCAATAGGTTTTGGTAAGACTGAAACTACTAAGATACTTTACAAATTATCCAAAAAGGTTGCCGCAGACGAGTGGCGTAAGACAACAAATAGAATCGTCATTGATTATACAGTAGGAACAGCAAAGAAGGACTTAAATACATTAATCGAATCTACCAAAAATTCTACTACAATGTGTATTCACAAAACATCTGGTATGTGGAAAGCTGATGATTGGATGGATGAAATATATGTTAATCAAGATGATCCTAAGAAATTGAACTTAGTGATTTTAGTCACTCATCCAGCACCAACTATGACAAACGATTGGTATGAAGAATGGCAGAATGGAGAAAGTGCTATAGAACGTAAAAAAATTAAATTTTGGTTGGATTCTCAGAAAAAAGGCGAAGAGGGAGAGGAGAAACCTTATACATTGAGAATTACTGATATGCCTTATGATGTCCCAAATGAGATATAATGTCACTTGAATTTTTTTATGAAGATTATAAAGCGCAAAAAACTTTAAGAATTCTGGTCTACCCTAATATTACCTACTCAAAAGATTTAGAAAAGGATAGTTACATTCAAGTTATCCATTCTATGATCCTTGAGTTGAATAAGATTAGGGATGACCTATTCTTTTATTTGGTTACACCGAAGACAATGCCTATGTTTTCGGTGATTCCAAACGTGCATCAATTTGAAATGTATTTTCCTAGTTATCCTCAGAGTATGAGGATGCATTTTAATGTAAAAGACTGGAATAACATTCGACATAGAAAATGGGATTTTGATTTAATATTTTCCCACCTACCAGAACATACACTCAATATAAAAAATGTTTTATATAATACTTCTAGCCATAACCCTCCCGTTGTAGGATATTGTCATTGGTTCGATATCAAGGATGTGGTTGTTTCTACAATGCATGCTCTGAACTATAATTTGATGGGTTTGTTAGAAATGAAGAGGTGTTATATGAATACACAAGCTCAAAAAATCCTGGTTTTAGAAGAGGCCGAAAAAATATTAAGTAAAGCAAATTGTGCTAAATTGGATGAAATTTTGAAGGTACAACATCCCGGGATTAAGGAAGAAGACATTACAGAATTTAATCCTTTTGATTATGAGAAAATTATAGTTTTTAATCATAGACCTGCTACATATAAAGATTTTGATAATTTTATGGCAACTATGGATAAATTATGGGAACAGAGACAGGACTTTAAAGTTTGGATTCCACTTTTAGAGTCGCCTAATCGACCCTATGTATATGTGACTAAATATGAAAAACAAAAATATTATGAAGAACTTAGGAGATGTTGTGTAGGCTATTCGCCAAAACAACTCTATGGAGGGTGGTCTGTTGCTTCTACCGATGGCATTATGAACGGTGTTCCTTATATCATGTATGACGCTTTATATTATAAAGAATTGAATCCTAAGGCGGATTTTTTTAAAACTAATGATGAAGCTATTAAATTGTTAAACTTACATTTAGATAACCACTATCACAGGAATGAGAAGTCGGAAGAAGGATTATTATATATTAGAGAGAATTTGATATATAGTACTGAAATTCAACAAATGCTTAGTTATTTTGATAAAATCGTTTCAGAAGAGAAAGCTATTACCGATAGGTCTAATAGATACAAGGAAATGATAGAAATCGTGAAAACAAAGAAACTGGTTTCGAAGTATCAATTAACTAAATGGATAAATAATGATAGACCCTATGGAGTCGCATTGAATCCTTATAGACGTGCTTTGTTGAATCATCCTAACATTTATGATGGTGATGGGCTAGAATCCCATTACATTTGGAAAGATTAATATGAATCCATTTGAATATATTAAAGCAATTAATACACATAAAGACATTATGAAAGACGATGCTCTAACTGAGAAGGAGTACACACCTTTTCTTGTTAATAGGGGTCTTTCATTCTTTCAGGACACAATTCTTCAAGTAAATGAGATGAATAGGTGTCATTTCCTCGATAAGAAACTCCAATTTGATTATTTACTAAATAATATTAGACCGAGAAGTAGATGGTCTAAATGGTTAAAACCAGATAAAATTGAAAATTTAGAAATAGTCAAAACGTATTTTGGTTTTGGTAACGAAAAAGCAAAGGATGCTTTGGAAGTACTTTCTGACACACAAATAGAAAAGATCAAAGCGCAATTTACGGAAGGTGGAGTGGAGAGTAAATGATAAATATTGAAGATATGATAGAGTGTACATTAGACAAACCAGATGATTTTTTAAAGATTAGAGAAACCCTTACAAGAATAGGAGTGGCATCAAGAAAAGATAAAACTTTATTTCAATCATGTCACATATTACATAAACAAGGTCGATATTTTATCGTACATTTTAAAGAATTATTCGCCCTTGATGGGAAACCAACAAATTTTTCAGAGAATGATCAAGCGAGAAGAAATACTATATCAAATTTATTAGCCGAATGGGGTTTGATAAAGATAGTATCCGCAGAACAAACATCTACATTAATAGTTCCATTAAATCAATTAAAAATTCTTTCTTATAAAGAAAAAGATGAATGGACTTTGATACCAAAATATAATATTGGAAATAAAAAGGTTGAAAATGAGCAAAGCGAAGAAAGTTACAACAACGAAGAAGTCGGTTAAAACGGATACTACGTTGTCTAAATCACCAATGATGCAAGAAAAATTAAATTTTTATAAATTAAATGAACAAGTACAAATTCCTTCATTTTCTACAAGAGAATCGGCATGTTTTGATATAGGAGCTAATTTAATCGAAGGTGATAATATTCAATATTTTGGTTCTGTACAGAATAAACAGTTACCAAGAAGGGTTGGATTAGATATAAATAGTAATAGAACTTTTATTCAACTAAATAATATGGAAAGAATGTTAATTCCCACCGGCCTTATCGCAGATATTCCGGTAGGATTTTCTATTCGATTACATTCCAGATCGGGACTGGCATTTAAACAAGGAGTTTATCTCACAAATTGCGAAGGGGTTATCGATAGTGATTATGTCGATCCTATCTTTGTGATGGTTACTAGTATTAGTAACGTACCCGTGAGAATTTTTAATGGAGATAGAATATGTCAAGGAGAACTAGTTCGATGCGAAAAGTATACATTGAATGAGTCTGATGAGCCACCAGATCAAAAAACTGATAGAGATGGTGGATTTGGTTCAACGGGTGTGTAGTACATGGTGTATGCAGACTTGATTTTTTAACTTCAAAAAATTTAACGGAGTATATATGTTAGATAAAGCAACGGGCTGGATTAAAAGCCTAACAGAAGCCGGTCTTGCACTAATAGCACTTGGTGTGGTACTGCAAATTTTATTTGGGGCAGCTGTTCCTTTTATCGGTTTAGATATCGTAGGTTCAGTAACCGCTTTAGTAAAAAGCTTAGGGTCCGAAGGACTCGTAGGTTTAGTCGCAATTTGGGTACTTTGGGGAATCTATTCTAAGTAACCCTTGACAAACTTAAAAAGTATGTTATAATATAAGTAAGTGAATTTTATATTATGGAAATAAAACTGAGAGGGGTGTTGGTTAATCCTTTGGTGTCCTCACCCCTCTCTTTTATAGAGGTTGTCCATAGTGGAAACCTCGCAACTGTCACCCGCTCTAGCGAATGAGGGGTGAATTTTTTCAACCTCGCTTTATAAGGAGGAATTATGGTACAATTTCGCGCATCACATATGCCCACAAATTTTGGGGATATAGAAAGAGCTCTAGGATTTTCTATAGGGTTCGATTCAATGTTTGACCGTTTGCTTGGAGATTCCACGCAACACGTTACAAACAATCAAGGATTTCCCCCATACAATATCCGAAAAGACGGAGACACCAAGTACTTCATTGAAATGGCCGTTGCTGGTCTTTCAGAAGAAGACCTTGAAGTCGAATTAAAAGAAACCGTTCTTGAAATTCGGTCTAAGCAATCAACAGATGATGAAGCTAATTATGTTCATCGTGGGATTGCCAAGAGAACATTTGAAAGGTCTTTTACCCTTTCAGATGACATTGTTGTTAAGGGTTGTAACCTGACCAACGGAATGTTGACTGTTGAACTTGAAAAGGTGATTCCAGAGGAAAAACGAGCACGTTTAATTCCTATTGGAAACAAAAAAATCAAGTCAATTAACTAATTGACATTCGATGCGCCCATCAGTACATTGTGCTGGTGGGCATTTACTAAATATTACAGTAAATAAAAATTCACATTAGGGGAAAAAATGGCTTATGTAGTAGAATGGCTAGTTAAGGATAATACAAATCCTGATAAGATTTATGTTGATGTCGCAGATTTCTTGATAGACTCCGAGGATTTTGTCCGTCAAAACATTTTATTTGATGAAGAAAATGGAGTTTTAAGAAGAGTGGATATATTGGCTGAAGATGGAAAATCTTTCCGTCATTTTAAACATTTTTCGAATGAAGCTCACTATACAGACTGGTTAGAAAAACGACAGAAAGAGAATTTACACAATGCAAATGATCTTTTGACTTATCAGGTGTTAAATAAAAACTAATATTAGGAGACTAAAATGTGGGAAGATAACGCTTATATAGAAGAACAATGTTGTAGTTGTGAGGGGTGCACTTGCGATCCTTGTGAATGTACAGA